CTGTACTTCGCCCGTCACATTCGGGCTGTCCCAGCTGCTGATTTTTATGCAGTGCCACGACGCTCTATACTTATTGAAAGCGTCAAAGAAGTGTCCACTCATCTTCGTACCCTGCGAAGCCATTACCATCTTGGCACCACCAGCCATGTTTCCTTCCATGGCGGAAAACACAGCGTCCTGTATGCCAGAGGCCTCGTCAAGCAGGTACATCACGTGGGGTGAGGAGATACCAGCAGCATTCTCAGCCTCCTTTGCAGAGAAGCCAAAGATTTGGTTGCCGCTGGTGAAAGTTAGGCCCGTGGCGGGATCAAGCGAAGGCGGTTTTATACATACCTGCTGGAGGATCGGGGTTCGCTTGTATGCTGCGCGGATCTCACGCCACGCAATGTCCTTCACCTGATTGAAGGATGCCGCAGATAGGGCAACACGCGCATCCTCCCCCAAGAGGTGCCATTTGAAGGCCCACCACAGGGCCAATACCATAAAGGACCGTGACTTAGAAGTCTTATGACCCGAGCGAATGGCAACTTGGTCGTTATCTCTGACGGCACGCAGCAGCTCACGCTGCTTTGACCATGTTGTCTCGCCCAAGACGTTCTCAGCAAACCATACCGGGTCCTCACACTTCTCGGCAAGGGCCTTAATGTCATCGGGAGTTGGCATTAAATCAAAGAACTATATTTTTCGGGCCGCGATGATTAGCTCATCAAACGCAGACAACTCCTCGCCTACGCTGGACTGCCTGTAACCACCGTAATGCTTCATTAGGCGGTCTAAGGCATCATCTGCCGGGTAGAAGTCAAACTCCGTCCCGTATTTTGTCGGCCTCATCTTCTTCAGGAGCGACCCGTAACCCTCTTTCTGCATCTGCTTGACATCAAATACATATTCAATGCCCAAATGCAGTTCGCCCTCGCAATGAGGACAGGCAACAGGTACCTCCCGCAGGTATTTCATGAGGTCCACATCAGCAATCGCCGAAAACTTAGCGATCACCTCTTCCATCGGCATCTTCAGAGCATCCGACTGATCTATCAGCCGCCGCTCCACCTCAGCCCAGATGTGTTCCTTCTTAAATATCTTGTGAGCCTTAACCTTCATCGCACGGTACGCCCTTCCGTCATCCTCTTGGCCCTCTGGCACCTTAGCGCAGTAGTAGCCAGCGGCTTCGTAGGAGCGGACCTTGTTCCGATAGGTCTGGCTCTCTGGATCAGTGTATAAGTCCACCAGCTTGGCTTCCTTATCTGTAAACTGATCGTATGTCTTTAGTTCGTGTCTTTCAGGCATCCCGATCCATGTATACACCTTACTGCGCTTAATCTAATCTTCACAGAAATACGGCGCAATAAAATTGAGAAATAAAGTTGCATGGTATTATAGGTGGTGTTATATTTGCCCTGTCGTGCAATTCCGCACGGCATTTTTACGTGTAAAGAGGTAAGTACTATGGCAAGAGGAGTGAATAAAGTCATTCTCGTTGGCAATCTGGGACAAGACCCAGAGCTTCGCCACACAGACTCAGGAACCGCTGTCTGCAACATCCGACTCGCAACAAATGAGTCCTATAAGGATGGAAATGGAGAGTGGGTTGAGAGAACTGAGTGGCACAGCATTGTTGCCTGGGCGAGACTGGCTGAGATTTGCAACGAATATCTCAAAAAGGGATCACAGGTCTACTTTGAGGGCAGCTTGCAGACTCGCAAATGGCAGGATAAAGAAGGGAATGAACGCTATACTACTGAGATCAAGGCCAAGGAGATGATGATGCTCTCCAGCTCTGACTCTGGTGATGGTTCTACTGGTTCCCCACCCGCTGTAAAGCCGTCTACCAAGGAAGTAATAGACGACGTTCTACCTTTCTAAGGGGAAGCCTCCGCCCCACGGCGGGGCATATGGTGCAGGGTTTTTTGCATTTCCCCACACTGTGTGTCCCGCCACCCTTTTAGGGGTTTACTGTCGCCCCGAGCAGGCTTGGGTCACCTGTGTGAACAAAACGATCCGGTTGGGTGCGAAGTGGTTTAGCCCAGCAGTAAAGCCTTCGGGAAACTGCTGGAACCCCGGTTCAACTCCGGGCGCATCCACAACTGAGTAAGGCAGTCTAAACCTTGCCTGTTCTTATCTAAACAAAACCACCACACAGGCGAGATGGGCAGTTAGTAAGCCCCGTCCGTCTGGTGGGTGTGTCATTTTGTAGAGGCAACGGGCTTTCGGGTGGGTGGGACCGCTGGAGGCCCGTTGTCGTTTCTACGCTTGGAGAGAAAACATGACATTCATTGAAGAGGTTAAGCAGGACTGGAAGGTGAACAAGGCCAGTCGCATACGCCGCATCACCCCAACCCGATAGCGAATCAACAGACACGGAGGACCAATGAACCACACAACGAAGCCCGAACGCGAAAGGCGCGTCATTCCAAGTATTCGGATAAGAAAAACCCCACGATCCATCTCTTTCGGGAGATACACGTTTTGGAACGGCGATCTGATACGGTATTCAACGCCGTGGCTTTCGCTGGTCTTAGACTATCGGACAGACTTTCAAATGATGTCCGACATGATCGGGGATCTTAAACGGGGGCAAGAACGATGAGCGACACAACGAAGCCCGACAAGGGCACAGGGATTGATTGGAGTGAAGAAGAGGAATGGCCTTGGCAAGCGGACGAGTTACCAGACGATAAATGCTCTTCTGGGGCGCAATGGGATTCTTAACCGGCAATTTTATTTTCTGATTTTATTGCACCCAACTTAGGGTCAAAGTATATTGCTCTTACCGACGGGCGACTGGCTCCGAGGGTGTGAATAGGGTTGTGCGAGATACCCGCCAAACTTCAGTCTGAGACAAGCTGTTGGACCGAATAAAGTAAGTCCCCTGACAAGAGCGTTGCCTACAGCACCAGGCTGTAAGTCCCTTTGTGATTCCGGCTTCCCCCCGGCAACATACTCAGTCAGCGGCATTTATCTCTATATAGAATCACAAGGAAGGGGGGGCTATCTCTGACTCTTACTATTCTCTATCTCTGGCTATCTCTCAAGGCTCCTCCACCAAGGGTGTGATATGTTTAAGACAGGCAACTCACTACACCTGAGCCAGTCCAGAAACAGGTCCTGAAAATAGGACGCGCATTTGAAGAGGGGGTAAGGTGGGCCGCCTGGCATATTTCACCCCTCCACCCCCTCAAGATTCGGTGCAGAAAAAAAGGCTTATGGTTTTGAGATGGTGGTAAGCTGATATTCCCCTCTCCTATCAATCAAGCCGGTTCGCGGTTGTTAGGACCGTTCCTCGGTTGATTGTCTCAGGTTACTTATCAGTTTGATGGTCTCATTGGTTTTCTCGTTTATACGTTGAACAGGATTCCCACGGCGAAACGCGTAAGGAAATATGAAGCGGCAAGCACGAGTCCTGCGTACATGATTTTATCTGCTGTTTTCATTTTAGTCCTCATTTACGTGCTCGGCGATTTCTTGCCAGTTGATGATGCGCCAAGCGTTCCTGAATAGCGTGAGGGCTATGCTTGAGGACTCCTCATCCATTCCTGATGTAGATACCTCGTGTTCCCATACGAGGTCCTTTATTTGCTCAACAGTCCACTGGATATCCTCGCCGGTTTCCTCTTGCTCCTCAAGCCGTGCGTCGGTGAGGTAGTCCACCCAATGCATAGCAGTCAGCCACGTTTCGTAGTTGCTCCAGCCGTTCATTTTGACATCGTTCATTTTCCTGGGGCCTCCGCCCGTTTTTTGTGACACATAAATATAACCAAGGCGCACGAGATTGCAAATTTCTGGTAGCACCAATTTCACCCCAACCAGGGCGGCCCAGGGCGCGACCGATCCGGCATCAGCGACCGACTCCGCGACCGAAACGGCACCCGGAAAAAACCCGGCGAAAAAACCCCACCCGGAAAAAAAGCCCTGAAGATGCCAAAAATGGAGATCGGAAGACTGGACGAAAAAATTTGACTCGTATATATGGCGCGTTTATATTTGTACCGTCACAAAAAAGCGCGGAGGCGCACGAAAATGGAAAACAAAACCAAATGCTTCTCAGGGGATTGGCACTACAACTGCGATCTCAACAAGTATGATCACGTTTTTGAATGCTTAGGCTTCGGTAATACGTGGAACGGATGGGCAACTCCCATTGTGAACCGGAAGCAACTTGCCTCACTCGTTGAAGTAGAGCCTGACCTTTCCTTCAATGATGACGGAAACCTTGTATACGTTTCACCTGAGTATGCACTTGATGAGACGTTCATCATTTGCCCTAACGGCAACGATCTGTTCCACCTTATTGATTTGGGGTGGTGCTTTGACGAACTCACAGAAAATGAGGCTTAATCAGATGAAAGTACTATCACTTTGCGACTACTCAGGTAAATGGGCGAAACCATACGCTGACGCAGGACACACCGTGTTCCTTGTGGACCCAAAGCACACACCCGCAGACGGTGAGAATGTGTGGACCTTTGAGGACGGCATGATGCGGTGTTCAGACACCGCCCGTGGATTCCTGAACCTGCTTCGCCAAGGATGGGTCAAACCTGATTTTGACGTTATCCTAATAGCCGTGCCATGCACGGATTTCGCCTCAAGTGGGGCAAGGTGGTTCAAGGCAAAGGATGCAGATGGGCGCACGGAAAAATCTGCTGAGATCGTCAGAGACTGCCTTGAGATCGTCAAGCTGTGCAATCCAAAGGTGTGGGCATTGGAGAATCCCGTTGGCAGGATTGCATCCGTTGTACCTGAGCTTGGCAAGTGGGGACTGATCTTCAATCCGTGCGACTACGCAGGTCTTGCAGACGATCCTGATTCTGAGGCGTACACAAAAAAAACCTGTATATGGGGCAGGTTCAATGCAGACCTTCCAACGTCTCCCGTTGAACCCGTCATGTATGAACGGGGCGGCAAGCGCGGATCATGGATGTGGGCAAACTTAGGCGGCAATTCTGCCCGTACAAAGGAACTCAGATCCAATACGCCAACAGGTTTTTCGCGGGCGTTCTTCATAGCCAACAGTTAGAAGCAAGACACCCAACAAGAGCGTAGCCTTAACTGGTTGTGCTCTTTTTTTGTCCAGTTGGTAGCGAAAAAAACAGCCAAAACAACCAAGTTTGAGGGGTATGCGCCGAAAAAAAGACAAAATTTGTGAAAGTCCAGTTCCGGCGCGATCTTACAAACGTCACACAACGGCGCGGAGGCGCAGAAAAAATGAAGCTATTTACGACAGACGATCTTGCACGAAAGTTTGTAGATGAGGTGGACAGGATTCAAAGCAGCAAGGATTCAGACGAAATGAAGCGTGCGCTTCTTGCAGGTACAGCAGGTTCATACGCCTTTCTCTTTTACCTTGCAGTCAACGGTGTTTCAGTCGCACTGGAAGATACAGAAAAAAAGGAGGTGTCAAAATGAACGACTATGTATTCAAACTATTGGTTTGGCCGCTATCAGGCGGGGAGCGTGAAGAGTTTTACCTCATTCATGCAGATAGCATCGCTGAGGCTAAGGGCAATCTGTTCGCCGCCACAGACCAAAATGAAAACTACTGGGAGTGGAAAATACTTGAGGTCTTTGAGCCGACACAGATAGAGTGGCAGAGACGATGATAGGCTACATTCGGCATGGATCAGGCCCACTATCACCGCCCGAAGCACTGGCAGAGTGCCGCATATGCGAGTGTGCTGCGTACAGTTACGCTGACCTTGAGGACGGGCTATGCGATATATGCGTAGAGGAATACGTCTGCATAGAGTGCGGCGAAGAAATGGGCGAGGATCAAGAAACAGATAAATACGGGTACTGCCCGGAGTGTAAAAATGAAAACTCTTAAACAAGAGATCAATGAGGCTACCGCCCGATGGGGCGTGAAGCATGACGCAGAAAAATGCCCA